AGTTGCCAACTGTCTTGCTCCAGCCCTCTAAGTACCTCCTGACAAAACGCCTCCGCCTGGGTGTCGTCCCACAGCGCATCCCCGAACCGTCCGATGGCCTCAGCCTCATTGGCCCGCCTTGTGATGGCTCGCTCGGCCAGCCCGTCAAGGTTGGCAAAGCCGATGCTGCCAAGGCCCGCAAGCATGTGGCCCGCCTTAGCCACCAGCCATTTGCCGTAACGCTGCTCCAGCTCGCCGGGCGGGGTGGTGATCCGCTCTGCCGCCTCCTTGGCCTGGGCAATGCGTACCGGGTCACCCGTCCCTATAACTTGACGCAGCCAGAGCAGGGCGTCGATCTCCTTATCCCCGGTCACCACTTCCTGCGGCGGCAGCTCTGGCACCGCTGGCAGTGTCTCCCCGTTGGGCTTGATGGGGGGGAGGGTGAACATGGCCCGGTGTCTCGGGTTGTCGGTGAACAGCCCTGATCGGCTGACAATGGCTTTCACCGTTCCCAGAGAGAGGCCAGCCAGAGAAGCCACCTCACTCAATGAATGGGTGCGGCGCAGGGTGATCACCTGCTCGCGTTGTTCGTTGGTCAATCTCAATGCAACCCCCTGTTGCGGAAAAAGTGTGATGTTGATCGGCTGTTCGCGCTCTATATATGAAAAAACGGTGGTTACAGTGGTTACGTGGTTACAACGTCCCGCTAACCCGCGCCAAGACTGGGTTTGTGCTGTAACCACTTCCCCGAAAATTGGTGGTTACAGGTGGTTACAATCCTCTTTGCTGGTGGTTACAGGCCCTCGGTGTAACCACTGTAACCACACTGTAACCACTGAATATTGATTAGGTGGTTACAGCTACAGCCCTTGATATATAAGGCTTACAGCTCTGTTTGATAGATGTGTAACCACTGTAACCACCGTTTTTCTCTGTTCCTCACACGCGCACACGCATGAGGCAGAAAAACAAAGGGCCGCACTCGGCAGCCCCTTGGCCCCTTCTGGCTGGCGTCATTCGTCCTCTTGGCCATCCCCTTCATCGGCTAATACCCGCTCGGTCAGCACATAGACCCGCACCGCCTTACCCATGCCGGGCAATCGTGACAGCCGCTGTAACCGCTTCTTATCTTTGCTCGCCAGCAGGTAGCCAGCTTCAAGGCACAGGTGCGCCGCTCGCTTGGGGTCGCGCCCCTTGGTGATCTCGGCCCAGCCTGGGGGCAGCACAAAGAAGCTAACGCCGTCCGACTCCACCTTGCGAAAGCCCACCATGTTTGCCGGGCGGTGGTTGGCGTCGAACCAGTCGGCAAAGCGGGTGTACTGGTGGGCAGTGACGAACCCGCGCACCTGCTCCAGGGTGGCGGCATCCTCCTTGTTGCCAAGGTGGCCCCGTTCCGCCAGCCATGCCTTGAGGCATACCCGCACCGCTCGCAGCGCCTCCCCCTCGGGCCAGCCGGTTACCCCTAGCCGGGTTGCCAGCTCACCGGCAGCGGCCACCAGCGCGAACCGGTTGATAGCTCGGCCAACCTGATTACCTGCTCCATGCGGGGTCAGCTCGGCGGCAATGCGCTTAATCTCGGCCCTCAGCCGCTCGCTGTGCGCTTCCAGATCCCCGGCCAATGCCTCGACATAGGTTCGGAAGGCGCTGCCGTGCTGGTGGTCGCAGTGGGCTTTGAGTGTATCGGCGAAGGTGCGTCCGCTATCCATGCCGTGAAGCCACTCGAACGCCCCATGGTGGCCGGTGTCGCTCGGGATCTGGATGGTGCGAACCTCCATCCCCGCCTGGGTGCGCTGGCCCGCGCTGGCGGCATGATCTTCTAGGCTCAGTTCCCCAGTGGAGAGGAACAGCAGCCGCCACGCCTTGCGCTCCCGTAGCTCGCCATCCTGCTTACTGCGGCCCTTGCCCTGACCGTTCGCCAGCATGTAGGCCACCTGTCCCGCCTCGCGCCCGTCCAGCTCTCCCAGCTCGTCCAGGCAGAGCAGGGCGTCATTGCGCCTGCTGGCTATCCCCTCGATGGCGTTACCGGTTGCCCGCCATGTTTGGCTGTAGCGATCAGGGTTGCCGTACACGCTGGCGGCGGCCTTCATGATGGTGGTCTTACCGTCCGTGCTCTCGCCCTTGAGGTGGAAGCCACCGCCCTCCATGCCTACCAAGGAGAGCAAGGGAGCCGCAAAGGCGAGCGACAAGGCAAAGCAGAGGCGGCTATTGCCCACCGCCAGCCCTGCAACCCCCTGTTGCCATTCGCTCAGGCTGCCCCGCTCGGTAAAGTCGTTGGCCGCATAGCCCGCCGTTTGCAGGATCACCCCCTCGGCATCAGGCCCTATTGACCCTTGAGGCAGTACATAGGCCCGCCCATGCCAGCCGGTTCGCTCTACACAGGTGATCCGCCGTTCGGGCTGACAGGCCATCAGGTAGGCACTCAGCTTGCGCTTGTGCCCCAGCTCGATGAACGGTAAGCCCGCATCCAGCAGGGCGGCGAATACCTCCTCCCCATTGCGCGGCACCAAGGAACGCACCGGCATAGCCCACTGCCTCTCCCGTCCGGCGCTGTCCTGCCACGCCAACAGGCGGCCATAGCCTCGCCCGTGTTCGTCACTGGTTTCAGCCAGTACCCGCACCGGGCTTGATATGGGCACCAGCTCTTGCCGGGCATCGTCTCCCCGTCCCACCTGTTCCCAGACACAGAGGCGATCACCCCGGATCTCGAACCCCTCCGGCAGGTCTTGCCCTTTCTCTGTCTCGTCATCGCGAACCGGGTGAAGCGGAACCACTTCGGCCTGCCAGGGAGCCCCTTCTCTCTGGCTGGCGTCTTTGGATTGCTTGGCAGTTTCGCCCTGACTCTTGGTGATTCCGCCAAGGGTCTGCCCAGCTGTCAGATCCTTCTCGTTTACCTGATTGCTGGTGGTCGGTGCTGTGCTGGCGCTCATGATGGCCTCTTGTGTCTTGGTCAGCCCGTGGGCTTGCTCGTAGTCGTTCCAATCTCCGGCAATCGGTGGCAAAGCTATCAGCCCGCCTATGGCAGCGGCTGCTTGCTCGGCCTTGGTCTTGCCGGGGTTGCCTTGGGTGTGTGCGTCATTGTCGCCACACAGCAGGATCCGGGCCTTTGGGTGCTGGCGGCGGGCAATCTGGGCCACCGCCGCCAAGTTGCCGCAATCCATGGCGCAATAGACCGCCGCCCCCGTGGCTTGGTGAATTGATAGCCCGGTGGCGTACCCCTCGCAGATAGCCACCAGAGCCCCGCCCTCGATGCGGTGAAAGGCACCGGCCTTCTGGCCGCCATGCAGGTAACGCTTGGTGCCATCAGCCCGGATAAGTTGAACGTTCACCAGATCGCCCCCCTCGTTCGTCAGCGTCACCACCATCGAACCGGCTGGGAAGTTCTCGCCCCCCTCGCGGATCAAGGTTCTGTTAATCGTCGCCTGCGGCCACTCCAAGCCCCTGACCGTGAGATAGGGGCTCACCCCTTGGGCCACATCCCCCGCTATGGCAGCGGCGCGGCGGGTGGCCTTCTGGCGCTCTTGCTCGGCCCGCTTGCGTTCGGCGTCGGCTCTAGCCTGTTGTTGCTGGTGGAGCTGCTCACGCGCGGCATGGTCAAGACCGCTATCCGATAAGCCCACCAGCGGGGCGATCAGCTCGGCGGCCTCCTTGGGGCTCTTGTTCGTCACTCGACACACCAGATCCAGCCCATCCCCGCTGCCGCACTGCGAACAGATGAAGGTGCCGCGCCCCGTTTTGTCATCCAATCGGAATCGGTCTTTTCCACCACAGGCAGGGCAGGGGCCATGCTTGCCACGGCGTGGTATGTCGATACCAACAGCAGCGAGCAGCTCGGGCCAGTGACCACAGGCAGCAGCGGCCACATCACTAACAAGGCGGGGGCTCATTGCCCCCGGTGTTGTTGATTTCATGCTCGGTAATCCTCCATCCGTAGCAGTTGCGCCGATTGGGGCGGCGGATTGGTGGCCCCGGCCTTTGCCTGATAAACCTGATCGGCCAGCCAAAAGAGCAGAGCCTCAATGAACCTCACCCCGAAGTTGCTTAGGCCGTCCCCATCCCTTGCTAGCATCGCCTGCAACATGAGGGTGGCCGTGTGTGCGTCGTCGTCCTCTCCACACACAAACACGGTGATAGCGGCGGGGAATGCTGGTGTGTTCAGTCGCAACACCTCCCCGCGATCCCGGAAGGTTTCCCCAAAAGCGGCGCGGTAGCGATCTGCCACACGCTGGGCAAGCTCGGCCACCGTCATTTCGATGGCCCCTTGCTGCGTCGTTGTCTTGCTCATTGCAGTGACTCCCTATGCTCTCTCGCCATCTCCGCCATGGGGTCTTTGCCCTCGTCCAGCATCTGCCGCACATCAGCGCAGAAGGCTTTGTTCATCTCGTCCAGCACCACCACACCCAGCGGGGTGAGCGCCTCCCCGGCCACCATATGGCGCAGCATCAGCAAGGCGTCCTCCCGCCCCTGCTTGCCGCCAGCGTGTTCCAGGTGTGCGCCCACGATGTTGTTTTGAATGGCCATCGTCAGCACTTCCTGATTCAGTGGCAGTTGAACCCCCAGATGTTTGAACGTGTTACCACGCGCCACCAGATAGGCCCGCGCCACCGACGACACCAGCTTGTCAATCTCACTCATCGCAACCCCCTGTTGCATTGTGATGGGGTGGCCGTTGGGCCTTCATCAGTCGCTGAAACAGCGCCCGCAGCACTGCCAACCGCACCGGCACCCGGTACAACTCGCGCCAGATGCGGCGGCGAAGGGCTTCTATCCGCCGTTCGCTCATAGGTCACCCCCGGTCAGCGCGACCACCAGCTCCTTGAACGCCCGGTCATCCAATCCGGCTTTCAGCTTGCGGGCTTGCTTGGCTGTGACAGCAACAGCGGCCCCCTTGGTCTGCTCAATGAAGCGATCCCGATCACGCCGCCAGCCAAAGGCGCTCAGGCTGCCAGCCTGTGAGCGCTTTCCGGTTCTCGGGTTAATTGGGCCTGTAAAGGTGGGCTGCTCGGTACTGCTTGCCCATGCGAAGTAGGTCATGCCGCCACCTCCTGACAGATCCCCGCCTCAAAGCGCAGGGCATCAAGCAAAGCGCTGTATTGCGCACGCTCCACTGGGCATAGATCGGTTTGCTCCAGCAACGTTGCCAGTTGTGCCAGCAGTTCAGCCAGGCGGGGGGAGTGGGTCTGGTTCATGCTGCCACCTCCCCAGACGGACGGCGGCTGACAAACACCAACGGCAAACCTGCCAGGGCGGCGCGGGCTTGGGCTTCGGTGTCAGCCACGGTGGAAATGGTGCGGATGCGGCGCATGTCTGCCAGTCGGCAGGCGCTCGATGCGATCAGGAAGGTGAAGCGTTTGGATATGACAGGGGTAGGGATAGTAGCCATGATGGCAGCCTCTATGTGCGATAGATTTTCACTACCGACCAGAGTTCCTACACCCATGGTGGTAGCCCGAGCGGGGGTAGGAATACCGGCGCACATAGAAACCGGCCAGCCTCGCGGCTGCCCCGCCCGAGCCACCATTACACAGCAGGGGCCGCCAACCGGATAGGCCAGCAGCTCCCCAAGTAAAGGGGATCGAGCACCAACAAAAAACCACGCGAGCGCGTGGGTTGGCGCTATATGCAAGCTCGGGTTCCTACGCCCGGCAACGGATTTTGCCGTTGCGGAAAGAATCGTACCGCCTCGGGCGTCCTCGTACAAGCCAATTGCAAAAATTGGCTGGTGTCGGAATGTTGACGCTGTGCGGTGGATCGAATCCATCATACCAGCCCCTCCCGCTTCATCTTGGCGGCCAGCATCGCGGCCAACCGCGCTTTGCGCTCGGCAAAGTCCATCCCGGCCTCGAGCAAGGTGGCATTGCTGCGCTCCAGGTAGGCCACCAGCGCCAATTGATAAGCGCTCATGTGCTGGCGGATAGGCCCGCTGACCCCGTGTCTGGTTGCCCACTTGACCGCCGCCATCCCCAGTACCAGCCGGTTGAGCAAGTCAGCCTCGTTGCTGTAGTGGTGGCCTAGCGTGGCCTTGCCAAGGGTTGCACGGTGGCGCTCCAGGGCATCATTCATCAGCTTGCAGTAATCCTTGCTCGCCTCCCGTTCACCGTGCCAGCGATCTAGCGCCGCTTGGTTCAGCTCGGGGGCGACCGCGATCAGCAGTGCCTCACAGTCGATGAAGTACCGGCGGGCGCGGCGGCCCTCGTCGTTGCGCTCCACCATCGCCAGCTCTTTGCCCATGTCGAGGCGGATGGCGTATTCCTTCTGGGGTCTGCCCCCCTGGGGGTTTTCGCCAAATTTGGTGAAAACCACATAGTCCACCCCTTCAACAAAGCCGTACTCGGCAATGCGATCCTTAATCCAATTGGAGAAGTCACGGCCCACCTTGAGGAAGGAGTGAAGCTCGCGGGCGTTGACGGTTTGAACCGCCTTGCCCTCGATATACTGCGAGGTCAGCGGCAACCACTTGGCAAGGGATGGCTGGGGCGGTTGGCTGATTTTGGGCAAAGCTCCGCCCTGGGCGTGACGCCCATGCTGTTCGTTTTGCATGGTGTTATTCCTTAAGCTGCAGGGGGTAATTCACCAGGAAGGGCAGGGAAGCCGGCAAGGTAACAGGCAATCTGCTCCTGCTCCATCGGCAAGGCGTTGCGCTGGCGGCGCTTGAGGTTCACCAGCTCGGCCACCTTGCGGGCCTCCTCCCGGTCGGCTAACCAATACCGCTCAAAGCGGGCGATGCGGCCCGCTCTGTTGCGGTGGTCAAACGGCATGCTGTGAATGATCACATCATGGTCGTTGCGCAGCTCGTCGATGCGGTTGCGGTAGTTGAAGTCGTGATACAGGGGGAAGAACGTCAACTGACTGGTACCCTTCATCCCGCTCTCCAGCAGGTGGGCGGCGGCCAACTCCAGCAAGGTGGGTACCTTGGGGGCCTTGGTGGTAGCATGGTCTGGGCTTGGAGTTGTTGGGGTCGTGCCGTTCTGCGGTGCGGCCCTTTCTTTTTGGCTCATGTTGCCCCCTTATGCCGCTTTGCGAGCAGCGATGCGGGCTGCAATCCAGCTATCCACCTCGGCCTCGATAAATGCGACGGTGCGACCGGTATCACTCAGGCGGATGGATTTGGGGAATTGGCCTGCGTTCATCAGGTCATAAACCCCGGACTTGCTCAGGCCGGTTTTATTCATAACCTCGCGAATGCGGATCAAGCGATATGCGACGGCAGCCGCAGTGTTTGGTGTGTTCATAGGTGTTTTTCCTCGGTCGATAATGACGAGGCAATTCAAACAGGTAGGGATATATCGCAGCAATGACCGGAAGGATTACCGGTGAGCCGATAGTCTTACCGGTGATTATGTTTTCTTGCGGATCCTTCCACTTTTTATCGCCTCACTAAGTAGCTCGGCCACCTTTCGTTGGCTTAATGGACACTTACCTGATTGCCCCGCAGGCGCGTCGAATAGAGAACCTTCGTGGTTTATTACCTTACTTGCCCATGCGTCTGCTGAGCAGTGTGGTTCGTCTTGCCAATCTTGATTGCGCTCAGCGTAAATGGCTGCCGCTAGCACACGCTCTCGGTTAGCAGCATGGTACTCGGCGATTGGATGCTGGGGGGGTGTTTTTTGGCTTGCCCGTTGGGCCTGCAAATATGCTTCTTTGGGGATTGGATCGCCTGATTCAATATGCTTTTTCAGTAATACTAGGTCGCGCTTAATGATCCATATCTGGCTAGGATCTATGGGTGATTCATCTTCCCTCGGCTCAAGAAGGATACATTGATAGTCCCTCTCTAACCCGCTATAGAATCCAGCAGGCAAAAGGCTCCACTCGCTTAAATATGTCTCGCGCTCAAGCAACATACCTTCGAATAAGGTCTTATCTAATGACCAGAGGCCACTGGCTGTCGCTGTTGTGGGCTTAAGGTCGCCAAATTGTTTAGCAAGCTTTGCACGAGCAATAGGTATGGTTAGTGTTGCATTACAACCAATCACTATGGGTTGCGGCGGGGCTTGGTCATCGTCGTCATGGCTGGGGAGTGAATATAAAAGGGCCAGATGTGAGCCTTCATCTTCAACAAATTTACGGTCTCTGACGAAAAAAACCAAAGCAGGGGCGGCAGATAGCCAGATTGCTCCCTCTATCGCTCCAAGTGCGCACCAATGCAGAATGTCCTCAACCTCGCAGCCCAATAGGCGGGCGGCTCGGTCAATCCTGCAATACTCCAGCGGTAATAATGGGGTGTCTTTGCTCATGGTTGCGTCACCTTTCACGCTGCCTTGAAATGGGTGCCAGGTCAGGCGGGCAAGGTATCCCGCTTTTCTCTCCGTCGAGATAGGCCTGGCAGTTCGATCGCAGGTGGGCCGTCAGTCGCCCACCACCTTCAATGCTTTAAAACCGCTCGCCAGAGAGAGATTCCCCTGGCTGGCCTGCTCGATGTGGTCACTCCACCAGCCCATCATGATCACCCGCTGTTCGAAGTAGTCCGACCGGTTATAGGCGCGGCGGATCTCGTTGTCATCGGCATGGGATAGCGCCGCCTCGATGGCGTCCGGGTTGAATCCTTGTTCGTTGAGGGTGGTACTCCCCAGAGAGCGCAGCCCGTGGGCCACCAGGCGCCCGCCGTAGCCCAGTCGCTTGAGGGCCGCATTGGCGCTTTGGTCGTTGATATGGCCCATGGGGTTACGGTAGCCGGGGAACACAAAGGGGCGGTGGCCGCTGATAGGCTTCATCCTCTCCAACAGGGCAAGGGCTTGCGGGGTGAGTGGCACCCGATGGGGGCGCTCCATCTTCATCCTGTCGCTGGGGATATTCCAAGTCTTGTTCTCAAGATCGATCTCATCCCAACGGGTGCCCGCCGATTCACCTGGACGCACCAGCGTGTGAAGGCTCCACTCAATCTGGCAACGGGTGGTGGGATCAAGACGACCGTTGGCAATGTCGGCCATCAGCGCAGGCAGCTCGTCAGGCTTGAGGGTGGGCATGTGTTTCTTGGTAGGCTTCTTGAACACTTTGCGAATGGCAGCGCAGGGGTTAGCGGCCAACAGACCATGGTTAACCGTGTAGTCGAGGATCTCATTGATACGCTGACAGAGGCGGCGCACGGTCTCATGCTTGCCGTCTGCCTCAAGGGGGCGCAACAGTGCAATTACCTTCGGGGCGCGGATCTGGTCGATAGGCAGGGGGCCAATGAAGGGCAGCACGTACAGCTCAAGGGAACGCCATGCGTCGTTGGCGTAGGCTTCGCTCACATCGTGGCGTTTCAGCTCCAGCCACTGGGCGGCCATACGCTCAAAGGTGTTCAGGCTGGCTTCTTGTTCAGCTTTGGCAATGGCTGTCTGCTCAAGCTGGTGGGTTTTGGGGTCGATTCCTTCGGCCAGCAGGGCGCGGGCCTGCCCTCGTCGTTCCCGTGCGGCGGAGAGGGTCACATCTGGGTAAGCGCCAAAGCTGATATTGGCTCGCTTCTTGTCGATAGGCCGATAGTAGTTGAACAGCCACATCCTAGCGCCGTTCGTCTTCACCCTCAGGTATAGGCCATCCCCATCCCCTAGGTTGTATTCCTTGTCCTCGGGTTTGGCGACCCTCAACTTGGAATCCGTCAGCTTGTTCTTACCCATGGTGTTACCCCCCCCAACGGTAACACCAAAATCGATGTTACCAGAGCCGTGTTACCGTAGATGTTACTCCTTGAACTGGCTCTAGGCGACTTCCTTGGACTATCTCGGACAACAAAAAACCCGCAAGGCGTTGATTCCTGCGGGTTCTCTGGTCTTCTTCGTCCTTATCGGACTATCATTTGGTGGAGCTGGGGGAGTCTGAATTGTAATTTTAAGTTATTGTTTTTATTGTTTATTGGGGTTTGATGTTTGGTTGTGGTGTTACCTTGGGTGTTACTATTGGCGAAAGTCCCCCCTCTGCTTTTGGTGTTTGATCCACTGGCTCCACCTCTCCAGCACCACAGGAGGTGGGTTCAAATCCCTTGTCGGATGCGGGTTCAAATCCCTGTGCTTCACCGCCTCATTTCCCCTTGTGAACAATTCACCAATCTGCGCAGTTCTGCGCACTTATGAATGCGCAATTTGCGCAGTTTCTTAATCACCTAAATCCGCCGCAATCCCTTGTGCTGCTTAGGCTGCCAGCTAATGAGCAACAGTTGTGAGCAACTCGCGGTTGTTTTTCGTTTTTGGATGAATTGCGCAATTTGCGCAGAATGAAGATCAGCAAGAAGCCATCCAGATGAGAGGGGTTCCCCTGGTCGGCTGGGGGTGGGGTTTGTAGCTGGTTCAGCCACGTTGTATATGCCGGTTTAACTGCGGAGTTTGCGGCCAGTAGTGGCGAGGGGTGTGGCGGTTTACTGCCAATTTGGGTGCGGAGTTGCTGTCATGGTTACCCGGACACTGTCCGAGAAACCGTGACTCGGTGGATACCTGGTTAATCGGCTTTAGTCTCAGCCAATTGGCGTAACCGTGCCCAGGCCGTAGCGGCCCAACGCTTCATGGCATAACGTCTCGAGGTGATCCGCTTTCGCTCAAGCGCTGCCAACCGTGCGTTCTCACGTGCGGCCAGCTCAGCGTCTATCTCGGCGGACCTCTCTGCCTGTCTCCTGTCCAGCTCGGCCTGTACCTCCTCGCTCATCAGTATGCGATCGTGAGGCCAAGGTAGCGGAAGATACCCCTGCGCGTAGGTTGTCAGCCTCTCGAACAGATATGTTTCGAACGGGTGCGGCGGCGGAAATATCGGTGCCATCCTAAGTTCGGTCTCTGGCCTTCCCTGAGACGATGGCGAAGCGGCCTCTTGAATGGGGGCAGGCTCCTTTGATTTGGTCATGGTATTTCCTCAATCGCACATGCTGGCAGGCGTCTGGGTTGGCGTACCGGTTGGAGTGACATTATACACAACCCAAGTCAGCAGCAGCGCGGCTTTCAGCGTGCCGGTCGGCGTACCAGTCGGCATACCGCCTACCACGCAGACATGACGGAGTTGGTTTTCGTCTGCCCACACTTGTTCCTGTTGGTAAGAGTGTCTCGCTAGCTGGGCAAAACTTCCCGGTTTCTGGGTAAAACTACCCGGATTCACGGGCATAGCTAGCCGATCAGGTTATCTAGGATCCGCTCTGCCTCGGGGGCGTCGTCCCGCTCACTGCCCATCAGGTAGCGCAAGGCTGCCCGCGCCTCTTCCCTGTTTCTCGGTCGCAGTTCAGCCAGTAGACCAAACACAAACCAGTCGCGGGCGTGCGCCTCTATGCTGTTCTCGTAATAGCCCTGGGTGTCGCAAGAATGTCGAAGCCGGTACAGCTCGTTCCAATATTCCAGTTCATGAAGGCAGTCGCTCAGGGTGTGCGGCATCAATTCCGGCACTGCTTTGAACCGCTCCGCGACCTGTTCAGGCGGCAGTTGCCAACTGTCTTGCTCCAGCCCTCTAAGTACCTCCTGACAAAACGCCTCCGCCTGGGTGTCGTCCCACAGCGCATCCCCGAACCGTCCGATGGCCTCAGCCTCATTGGCCCGCCTTGTGATGG